AACTGGACGAAGCGAAGTCTCCTGTTAAGAGTTTGGGCAAGGAAGCAAAGTCAGTTCTAGCCATGGCAATTAATATGTCGGTGGACGCTGGTGTTGTTGCACACGACAACAATCTTGAATACTTTACAGCCGATGCGATTGATACGGCATTGAAGTTCCTTGATAAGAATGCAAACAAGTTGACTGGGGAAGGTAAGAAAGCGGCGAAAGAAATCATGAAGAAGTTGAGTGAGTCCGTTGAACTGGATGAAGCCAAGTTTAACAGAAGAGATGAACCATTCACTCTCGTAGCACTCAAAGGAAAGAAAGTCCTTGAGACTATGAAAGACATCGACGCAGACGAAGTTGATGACGCTATGAAGTATATGAAAAAGGCAAACAGAGGTGCTACTATTTCCGTCGAAGCGAAGGGTGGAAAGGTCATGCACACTGAGGCTTATAGCAGACCCGCCGAAGAGGAAGAAACAGAATACGAAAAGTTCTTCAAGAAAGCAATGAAGAAGTTTGGTATCTCTTCGCCGGCAGAACTCGAAGGTGAAAAGAAGAAAGAGTTCTATAACTACGTTGATGATAACTATAAGGCAAAGAACGAAGAAGTCAACGAAGATGATATGTCCGATGACCAAAAAAAGAAGAGAGAAGAAATCGTCAAGTCTCTAAAGAAGAGCAAAGATGATTTTGAAAAGCGTTACGGTGAGCGAGCCATGGATGTCATGTATGCTACCGCAACAAAACAAGCAATGAAATGACATGTTAAATTTCCGACCTTACATCACAGAAGTTCTGACAGAAGCCAAGAACCTCCACATGGAACACATCGAAGATTCAATCTTCAACGATGGTTCCAAAGGTGTGGATGAGGCGCTGTCTTTTCTTGGGTCAGTTGCAGAGATGCTTTCTGGTAATTCCAAGGGAAAGATAAATGTGACTGTAAAGTGGGACGGTGCGCCAGCAGTCTTTGCCGGAATCAATCCAGAGAACGGTAAATTCTTTGTTGCAACCAAATCAATTTTCAACGTAACTCCAAAGTTGAATTACACAAACTCAGATATAGACAAGAACCACGGCGGTCAACTCGCAGACAAGTTAAAGGTTGCACTCAAGCATCTCAAGAAACTTGGAATTGTAGGAATCCTACAAGGTGACTTGATGTTTACCGACGATGTTTCGACACAAACTATTGGTGGGGAAGAATGTTATACCTTCCAACCAAACACTATTTTATATGCAGTACCCGTAAATTCAGACCTCGGGAAAAAAATTAGTAAAGCAAAACTCGGAATAGTCTTTCATACCAAATACAAAGGTAAGACAATTAAAGACCTGTCTGCTTCATTCGACCCGCAAGTTAAAAAACTTGCCCAAACTAGGGATGTTTGGTTCGATGATGCAGACTTCAAAGACACTTCAGGAACAGCAACTTTTACAAAAAAAGAAATGTCCGAGATTACCACATTATTGAAATCGGCGAAGACTAAGAATAAACAATTAAGCGGTTTCATTAATTTGCTTTCAAAGAGGAATGATATTATCACTGAGATAAAAATCTATGGAAATTCACTTGTTCGGCAGGGAGCCAACAAAGGTTCTGCGGAGGGTTTTAAAAAATACATAAACTCTAAAATGCAGAAAGCCATAGATGCGGTAAAGACAGATAGTGCAAAGGGTCGAAAAGAATCTATAAGAAAAGAACTACTTGGGTACATTACCAAGAACAATAAAAAACTGGATTCGGTTTTCGAACTCCACTTTGCACTATCAGAAATAAAGATTCGATTGGTTCGTAAATTAGAATCGGTCAAGCAAATTGGAACATTCTTAAAAACAGATAATGGTTTTAAAGTCACTGCACCAGAAGGTTTTGTTGCAGTAGATAGAATAGGCAATAAGGCATTGAAACTAGTCGATAGACTAGAATTCAGTATGCAAAATTTTAACGCTTCCAAAAACTGGGATAAATAAAAAGGAGATTATCAAATGGAAAGTATTTTAGGCACAATTTGGTTTACAATTTTAGTGTTCGTCGCAGGTACAGTGTGCGGCGCACCTCTCTGGGCTTGGGCAAAGAAATTCTTACCTTGGAATAAGTGATTCTATGAAACGATTGCAGGACATTGTATTCGAAGCAAAGCAGGGTAAGGCAGTTGTCTTTACCTTTGGTCGATTTCAGCCACCTACAATCGGTCATGAAAAACTTATACTCAAGGTAAAGGAAGTTGCTCGTAAGCATAACGCAGAGCATCGCATTTACCCAAGTCGCTCCCATGACCCAAAGAAAAATCCCCTGTCTACGAGGGATAAAGTTTCTCTTATGAGAAAACTATTCAAGGGAGCAAATATCGTAGACGATAAAGATGCAAAAACGGCATTTCATGTTCTTAAACAACTATCAGATGACGGCTACAAAAAAGTAATTCTAGTAGTCGGTGGAGATAGGGTAAAGGACTTCGATGCCCAAGTGAGGCGATACATTAAGCACCCTGATAAAAAGAAGTCATTTGAATTTGACGAGTTCAAGGTGGTGAGTGCCGGAGAACGTGACCCCGATGCGACTGATGTCTCTGGAATGTCTGCATCTAAGATGAGAGCATTGGTAGTCGATAATGACTTCGACCAATTTGTATTAGGTGTACCCAGACAAGACAAGAGACTTGCAAAGAAGATGTTCGATTCCCTCAAGAAAGGAATGAACATTAAAGAGGACATTGACGTAGACTGGGATAGGTTATGTCTCCTTGAAGATGTTGGAAGTGACGTTACTTTAATCGCAGTCACAAAGAGTGAATCAAAAACTCTTTCACCCACACTCGCACGGGTTGAGAAAATCTCTAAGAAACTTAAAGTGCCTTTTTATGCGGTACATACAGACCATGCATTCGTAGCAGACGAAGATTACAATGATGGTATCTTGACTATCCACAACTACGATGGTAGCGGAAAGAAGATAGATGTATCTGTGAAGAATACCGTTTGTCTGGTTCGAGGTGGTTCGTTGGTTAATCAGTCTGGTGTCGGTCTAGTTAGAACATTGGAAGAGAGTGGTTGCTTTATGGTTAACTCCATCGATTCTATGGAATTCTGCCACAATAAATTCTCAACTTCCCTTGCATTCAATCTACACGGATTACCCTCACCAAGAACAGCATTGATTTCAAATGAAAAATCAATTGATGTTGCACACGAATTGGTTGGTGGAAAGTTCCCAACAATCATCAAGACAATCACCGGCGCCGAAGGTATCGGTGTGAGTAGAGTAGAATCACCCGAATCACTTAAGTCGGTATTGCAGTCTTTATGGAAGTTCGATGCACAACTACTCATGCAGGAATATAGAGAAATTGCATATGATGTCCGAACCCTTGTGTTAGATGGCAAGATTGTTGCCTCGGTTCAACGAATGAAATCCCAAAAGGGAGAGTTCAGAACAAACCACGCTCTTGGTAATGAGGTTCGACCATACAAACTAAACGAAGAGGAAAAGAAACTCGTCCTCAAGGCTGCCAAATTATCTGGAGCCTATTATTGCGGTGTTGACCACATTAAGTCAGGTGGTGAATATTTACTCCTTGAAGTGAACGGTTCGCCCGGTTCTGGAGCAGAACCATACAGGGGATACTTCGATGAACGAGAGGGAGATGATGTGAGTTCGAATGACATGATTGATTATGTCATTAAATATATCACAAACAAAGAAAACTGGAAGTATCCCACAACCGAAATTGGGGTAATCGAGAACATCACCGTCGATGGAATCAAATACAAAGCCAAAGTGGATACCGGCAACGGAACCTACAATGCGATTCATGCAACCGACATCAAAGAAAATAAAGGGTCGGTTTCCTTTAAGATGAATGGGAAATCATACAAGAAACCCGTAGTTGGTAAGGTGATAGTGAATGTCGGAACTGGGGTAAAGGAAGATAGATACCTAGTAGAATTTGAGGTCAAGTTTGGCACAAAGTCATACAAGTCTATTACGTTTTCTCTATCGGATAGAGGGGATAATCTATATCCAGTCTTGATTGGAAAAGAATTTTTAGAATTAACAAGGCACTCTGTGAATGTAGCAAAAACATTCTCCTTGTTTGAGAATCAATTAGATGCACATTTCCACAGAGAAATGGCATAATTACATATATAATTTATAAGGAGATTATAAAATGAATCCATTTAATAGTAGTAAAATCAGGAAGCAAATGCAAGACGCACTCGGACAAGTTCGAGATGCATCGAAATTTGTAGTTCCTGATGGTGTCT